CTGGATGTTTTAAACACGTTTCCCCAACACTTGCGCTAAACAAACTGCATTGATTACCAGTATATCTGTATTTCTCCGCATTTTGTTCTAACAGTTCTTTTGATGGGACAAGGCACAATATATGCTTACCACCACTAACTTGGTGTAGTGTATTTGCTATTGCTGCAACAATTAGAGATTTGCCACTCCCTGTTGGCAATTCTAAAACACATGGGCTGGTACATTTCTTTATCCAATCTATAGCTGCATCATGTGCTTGTTGTTGGTATGGGCGGAGTTTCATAATTATTAATTACTTAGTTCAATACGTTTAAAAAAAGAATACCATTTTGATGGCTTTGCTGTATTGCCAAGCGTTAATAAACCATGATCGTTTTTTAAAATAGCTATTGCTATAGCTTTGTATGATGGAGCTAAGTTATTTTTCATTAATTCAACAGGAACTTCATCAGGAATATCTATTGGATAACCCTGTTCTTTCCATTTATTAATATAATCTTGTATTTTCCCAATCATTTAATTTTATCCTTGCTGCATTGTTTGCTTTTGTTTTTTGACAATCATCTAATAAAAAAAAGCCACTTTTAAAAGCGCTTGGTATTTTATTTGCTAAACACATTGATGATTGCCCAAGCCAAGCTATTCTATTTATACTTGGATTAGATAAAAAATGCTCTGAAGAATATTTCCATGTTTTTATTACTTCATCCATTGAATAATTAAACAATTCAATATCTGATAAAAAAATTGCATACTCTTCTTTGCACTGTTCTTTTGTTTTTCCATCAGGTGGAATAGTGCTATAAAATCCTGCTTTATAGCACTCCCATAGCCACCAAGGATGATAAATCCTAAGCCCATTCTTCTTCATCTGCTTCCCAACTATCAGAAAAACTACGATTTTGAAATAAAGCAGCAACGCCAGTTATTTGCTTTAATCTTAATAACTCATCAACACTCATTCCAATATGTTTACATATCCAGAAATCTCCTTTCCCCATTTCAACAAGCTCAGAAACTATAGTACTCATTAATTCAATATTATGAGATCCTCTAGCTCTGTTATGTCTGATAGTAGATGCCATTCTGTCGCCAAGTTCTTTTTTAATTACAACAATTGGCAGCATGTTATTTTCACGCTCTCTTATGCGCTCACTATTTTTCATTGTTAAATAGCGGTGAAAACCATCTACTACAATGTAAATGTCTTTTGTATCATCATAATAAGTAACAATTGGCTGCGTATATCCATCTTCCCATATTGATGTTTCTAATAAAGCCATTTCAGGTGGAGCAACTGCATTAGGGTTGTAATCATTTGCAGTTACTTGGCTAAATGGAACGCAAAGTACGTTATAAACTGGAGATTTAAATGTCATATGAATTATCCTTATTGTGGACTTCAAGTCCTGTTAATGGAGGGTTAAATACGCATAGCAGTTCTACTGTAGAAAAAGCTATAAATGAATGCGGATCATTGTTATCAAGAACGTACATTGTGCCAGGCAATATCCTATGCTTTTCTCCTGTATTTTTATTTGTAATACACCCATGGCCTTTTATGCAATAACAAGCTTCAAGATGATTTTTATAATGCCAATGTTGCTCTCCATTTGGAGGTATTATTGTATTTGTTACAGAAAACCCCATATTGTCTTTTTCAAGCAAAAACCTTCTGCTTAAAAAACCTCCTTTTGGGCATTTAACTTCTCTTTCTGTTCCTTTTAATTCATGCAATTTAATTATTTTCATAATTTTTTATATTTTTCCATAATATTACGTTGTCTCAATGCTTGTTCTTTTGTTGGAGCAAATCCCATGTATTTACAGGTATGGTCATTTTTTAAAATAGTAATTGCAAATCGTTTCCATGACGCAATTTCACTATTATTATTTCTTATATCATCAGTATGGTCTGGGTATTTTTTAATTATCACTCTAATTTTGTCTTTTCTTCCATGAGGAGTTAATCCGTTTTCTTTTATCTTTATACGGTTACTTTCTCTTAGTTGTTTTAAAGTGCTGTCTGATACGGTTTGCCCAACTCTACCCCAGTATTTTATAGACTGAACAAACCGCATTTTAAAATTTATAGAAACCTCCTCCGGTAAAGTTGCTAATAAAAATTTAACAAATGATTTCCATGTATGACCTTCTGGAAGCTTAAAAGTATTGTAATTAAGCTGTTTTCCATAAGTTGCTATAAAATTAGCACCCTGTACTCTGGCACATAATTTAGCCCACGTATGAGGATCAATAACTCGATACAAGCCTAAACTAGATTTAGATTCAGACATAAATGGAGACGCAACCCTCATTCTATGAACTGGAATACCTGCTTTATAAAAAATATCGTAAAGTTTGTTGTAATCCCAATCATATATATAATTAGCCGTCCAAACATCTTCTGTTCTCCAATCATAAATGGGGTAACAATTATAAGAATGTTCAGTATTCTTTTTTGTCCACATTTGACCACCTAATGTTTCCTTGCGTTGATTCATAATTGCTCTAAACCTGTTTAAACTTTCAACAGTTCTAATTCCAATTAAATTTGCGCAAGTATTGCCTTGTGAATACCATTCTGAAAATCCATCCCAGAATTTATCGTATGGCATATCTTCTTCAAAAAATGGAAAATTATGATTTTCAAAATTAACAATGTAATCTTGTTTTGGCATAGGGCGTATCCATCTTTCTTTATCTCTATTACCCCAGCATTGCCATTCAACTGCATACGAACTTATTGTGCAAGGAAGCGTTATTGGCAAACAACACCAATAAATTTCAAGCAAATCTCTATTTGAATCAAGTATTCTGTGCATAAACTCTACAGACAATTCATAATTTGCTTCATTGTCTAAAATTTGAATACCTATTTTTTTTGTTATTCCTTTTTCCCTCATATATTTCAAAACAAAATTAAGCATTACTCCAGAATCTTTGCCACCTGAAAATGAAAGATATATTCTTTCAAAATTATTAAATATAAAATCTAATCTTTCTACTCCTGCATCCCAAACATTCTTATTTCTGTTATAAGTTCTCATGTCAATCTCCAATAACTAACTGGATCACCAGTGTAGTCGGCAAGGTCAACATCAGGCAGAAGTTCTTTAACTGCTTTGGCGTAGGATATAGAACCAGCTTTAATGACTTTAGTTAATTTGTGACCATTAATTTCACTATCCTTGCCATCTGCTAACTTAACTATTTCATCTAGCAATCGTTTCTTTTCTGCTTCAAGCTCTTTTATCTGCTCTGCTATCATTAGATAACGATCAACTTGTCCTTTACATCTTACTTGTTGGCGTTTTTCTTCAAGATACTTTTGTGCATGTGGGAGTTCACGCTCAACAAGATATTCATTATAGAAATCTTTTAGCTTTGGCAAATATTCTTCAATAGCTAATTGATTAAATTGTACTGTTTCAAGCATATATCCGTGTGCTGACCATTGATAAAAATGACACCATTGGCGACCAGTAACAAGAAGTTGAATCTGTATCTGTAGCCAGTAATGCGTTTGGTAGTCTATAGATTTAAACTCTGGTGGGTTTTTATCACGTTGTCCATACGGGCATTTAACTTCAATTAAGCCATCATTATTAATAAAGCCATCTGGTGATGCACCAAGCCATTCTTCATAAGTATGAAAACCAGTAAGCTCTACTTTTGTATCAAACTTCAATTCATAATCAGTTAAAGCATTGGGTTCGTTATAATTTCCATAGTTAGTCGCAACATTACCTGTAAATTCACTAGGATAACCATGATATTGGCGCACCATGTTGCGCATAACATCTTCACGTTTCATGAATGGTGACAATCCTAAAATTGCACCAACATTACTACCAGTTACACGACCAGTTCTTTTTTTATGCCAAGCTTCTGTTCTTTGTTGTTCCATTATTGTGCCTTATAATTATAGTTATAGTTAAAATGCACATCCTTGTGCATGGGGTTTATTTACCAGGGAATATCATCGTGTAGACCTTCATCAATCACAACTGGTTCTGGTGTTTGTACGGTTGTTGTTTTACTGCGTGGAGCAACTTTAGCAATCCAATTTCCAGTTCTGCCTTCTAAATCCCAAACCATAATCTTAATTAACATTAATTTTTCTAATATAGCTTTAGCCATTGCCGTATCGTTTGGAGTTTCATCATTTAATGCTAACTTACCGCCACAGTTTGCATCAATAGCCATTAACATTTCCTTAGCTTTATCTGCTTTTTTAGTATTAATATCATTGACACGCAATTTTTGAAAGATTTTACGTCCTTTGTAAATAGAAGGTTCTGCTATTACCCAACGTAGGCTGATGTATTCATCACCTTGATACTCTGCCCATCCAGCTTCATCAATTAATGCTAGGCAAGTTGTGTTATCAGGAATGTTTTCAATAGTACCGCCAGAAGAAAATTCACCAGTTGTAGTAATTGCTTTGTTATCGCTTGTTGTCCAAAAGTTTGCCATTGTTTATGCTCCAATGCTTGGTATTAAATTTAAAAGTGGGTTTGTTCCGTTTACAACCAATAAGTCCTCGCTAATTCCATAACGGTTCTTTGATATATTTGCAGCGGAGGCGTATGTTACCAGTATTCTAGTACCGTCACTGATTGCTTTCTTGCGTTCTCCATCACCAAAAGTATGTGTTTCTAACTTAAGATAACCCACCAAATCTGTATTGTCAGTATAATGACTTACAGACTTTTTTTGCATACGGATGTTATAACGTGTGTATGGGTCTTGATCTGGCAGTTCAATTGTTTCTGTTTCTGAATGAGCAATAAACACAATGTTCATGCCCTTAGTTTCATTAAGTATGCCAGCAGCTTTACGAACTCTGCCATGCAAACTTGACAACGCTTGAAAGCCAGCACCATAACCTCCAAGTGCTTGGGCAATCGTTCGTGGCTTTTTAGGATCAGTATCAACAATGTGATTTGTGAACAAATTATCAAGCTGAGTAACGCTATCAATAACCAAGGTTTTGTAATCATGATCTTCCTTGATTAAGGCAGTTAGTTGTTCCCACAACATATCTACATTTGATAATAATGGAAAAGCATCAGGTCTTGTTGCTGTTGGTATGGCTTGCAAACCATCTTCAGCTCTGATAAAAATGGGTTTTGGAAAGGTGGCGGCTAAACTGGTTTTACCCAATCCTGCATCACCTGTTATTGTGCAAATGATCGAACGATCATCTGGTTTTGCAATAGAGCTTAATATGCTCATGGTTTTCTCCTTACGGTTAAAAATCTTTTTCTCTAATTTCGTTGCACATTTTACCGATATAAATTAGAATTGCAATACCTAAAACAAAATAATTTTTAACAAAGGGAAAAAATAATGTTCACACCAGAAGAAATAATTAATAAATTGCAACCTTTAAACTTAACTTATTTATCAAAGAATACTGGCATTAAATATAATGTGTTGTGGAAGTTTGCCAATAATAAATTGAAGATCATTCCTTATAATCTAGTTAAAAAATTAAGTGACTATTTCAATGCTGCCTGAGTTATGTGATGCAATTAGAGCAGTTGGTTATGAACCTCCATCTAATATAGCAGTTGGTAAAGTTACAAGATTTTCAACTAACGGCAAAAGAAATGATAGATCAGGTTGGGTTCATGTCTTTGATGATGGCAAAGGCGCAGTATTTGGTTGTTGGCGCAGTGGAGAGCAACACCAATGGTTTGAAAAACGTGATTATGTTCCAGACATACACGAACAGGAAGCCATGCGTCAGCAGTTTGAGGAAGCTAAACGTAAAGCAATAGCTGAACGTGATGCTGCTTATGCTATAGCTGCAAAAGAGGCACAGGTATTATTTGATAATGCCGTTCCAGTAGTAAGCCATGACTATCTGACTAACAAAGGCATACGTCCAAATATGGCTCGTGTGTTTGGCGGAAAACTTATTATTCCTGTATATGGTTCAGATGGTAATTTACAATCCGTACAGTCAATATTTAGTGATGGAGCAAAGAGGTTTCATTCTGGCGGTAAGATGGCAGGAGGGCATTGTTGGATTGGTGATCCTTCTGAGTCTGAAACTTTATTAATAGCAGAAGGATTTGCAACGGCTGATAGTTTATTTCAAGCAACTAATCTTGCTGTATGTATAGCATTTAACGCAGGAAACCTTAAACCAGTAGCTCAGATGTTGGCAAGCCAATACATTGGTAAGAAAATAGTTATTTGTGCAGACAATGACACCAGCGGAGTTGGCATTAACAAGGCAAAAGAATGTGGAGTTGATATTGTATTGCCATCAATAGATGGTGACTTTAACGACATGATGTCAGAATTAGGCATTGATGCAGTTCGTGACATTGTATTTGGTAAAGTAAAGCAGGAAGGTTTATTTATCACCATTGAAGATATGATGGCTGGTATCAAAAAACCTAATTGGTTAATTAAGGGCATACTTGAACGTGGCTCAATGAATCTTCTTTTTGGGGAGTCAGGTGCAGGTAAAAGTCTTTTCGCTATGGATTGGGCGTTCTGCGCTGCTACAGGTAGAGATTGGCATGGTCACAAGATAAAAGAAGAGCTTAAAACTTTAATCATTATGGGTGAAGGTTTAAGAGGTGCGTCAATGCGCTTTAAAGCACTATCTCAAAAGTATGGTGAAGCACCAAAGAATATTAGATTAAGCAGACGCTCTATTAATCTATTAGATAGTAAAGAAGCTGATGATATTTTAAAAATAGTCGCAGAGTTAGACTTTAAACCTGATATTATTATCATTGATACACTGCACCGTAACATGGTTGGTGATGAAAACAGTTCTGAAGACATGGCTATGTATTTTAAGTCTATTGAATTACTTGCTAGACGTTTAGATGCTGCGATTGTAACAGTACATCATAGTGGTCATGGTGATAAAGGAAGATCAAGAGGGTCATCATCAATTAAAGCTGCTATGGACGCAGAATTTTGTGTAACCAAGAATGGTGAAGCAATTACTTTTTCCTGCACCAAGTCAAAAGATTTTGGGTTTGGTACTGATATGAGTTTTTTTATTAAGGAAGTAGAATTAGAAGGTGATGTTTTTTATGATGCTGATGATGATAAACAAATCACCAGTGTTTATTTAGAGTATCAAGGTGTTGCCAAGAAGGAAAAATCATTGCCAAAGAAATTGCAAAAGGCACTTGATAGTTTAGTTTTGGCAGCAGAAACTATTGGAAAACAGCGTCCAGAATTGTCCATTTTAGGTTCTGGACAGGTAATTGTGTCGCTGTCCGAATGGAAGCCATTTTTTAATGAGGATAAAGAGCTTGCGTCAAGACGACAAAACTTTTCTGAGTGTAGAAAAGATTTGATAAAACAAGGGTTTATAGGTGTTGATGGAGATTATAGTTGGATATTATAGACTGTCCAGTTGTCCGAATTGGACAGTTTTGGACAGCCTGTACAGGATTAATAAAAGTGT